GGTGATTTAATTGAAATTCAAGGTAATCCTTCGGGACATCCCTTGACTGTCATTATTAATTGTTTAGTCAATAGTTTGTATATGCGATATGCATTTAAATTGATTTCAGGTAAGCCTGTTAAAGATTTTAAAAAGTATATCAATCTTGCAACGTATGGTGATGATAATATTATGGGAGTATCAGATGATTGTCCTAATTTCAATCATACTCGTATAGCTATCGCTATGAAAGCTATTGGTGTTGAGTACACCATGGCTGAGAAGGAAGCGGCATCTATTCCATATATTCATATTTCTGAATCTTCTTTCTTGAAAAGAAAATTTGTGTGGGATGATAATTTAGGTGCTATTGCCGCACCTTTAGATGAAAGTTCTTTCAATAAGATGCTTACAAATTATGTTGAAACAGGGCAATTATCGCCAGAAGCGCATTCAGTCTGCGCGATAGAAACAGCTCTCCGAGAATATTTTTACTATGGTAAAGAGAAATTTGAGGAGCGCTCAATCTATTTTAGGGACCTTGTTGTCCGTGCCAATTTACAAGACTGGGTAAAACCAAGTACGTTTCCAACGTACAATTCCATCGCATATTCTTTCTGGACAAGATATGGTGATGAAGAAAAGGCAAAGAAATTTGTCCAGGATGGAGACCTCCCTCTACCAAAGGCTGCAGTGTGGTCTGACTCACCCGCTGATGAATTAGAATGTTAACAACAACTATTTGAGGTGTTGGTTCCGTGGAAAATCAACATGCTGTTCACCAGAGCTAGATCTGGTGACCGTTCCTCTCCCGGTGCGAGAGGGTGAAGATAGCTTATCCTTGGACGAAAAGTCAGATGATGCAGAATATGAATATAATTTTGAACATCTGGCTCAGTACTTGGCTGATTCACAGAATAAAGGATATAGAACCCAGAGTGAGACTTTGGTTACATTTCTTGATGAAGATGTTTCAGAGGGAACTGGTATGACCAGTTCTAATCGAACATTTTCAACAAAAGATAATACTTTAGGTATCGATCTGGGTAATTGGTTAAATCGACCAGTTAGAATTAAGACTATCACATGGAATGAAAGTGATCCTACCAATTTGCGTGATAATACCACACCTTGGTATGATTATCTGAATAATACGCAGGTCAAAAATAAACTCAATAACTATTCGTGGTTTAGAGGTAATTTGAAGATCCGTATCCAAGTAACAGCATCACCCTTTTATTATGGTTTAATGAAGGTTATTTACAGACCTTTACTAGCTTTACGAGGTGATACAGCAACAGCTGATGGTGCTGATAGAAATTTAATTCAACTGTCGCAACTCCCACATATTGATATCATCCCAGGCACAAATGATGCTTACGAAATGACGCTCCCGTTCATATATCACAAGAACTATGTTAATTTGCAACTTGCTGCTGATGTACAAGCCTTAGGGCGACTTCAGTATATCATTTACTCCAAATTAGATAGTGCTAATGGTGTTACGGGTACAGGTGTTACAGTGGCTACATATGCTTGGATGGAAGATGTTGATTTGTCTGGTGCTTCTACTGGTTATGCTCTACAATCTGATGAATATGGTGATGGTCCTGTATCAAAACCTGCATCTTGGGTTGCAAAAGCTGCTACATACTTTGAGGGGATTCCCGTTATTGGTACGTTTGCAACTGCGACTCGAATAGGTGCAGGAGCTATATCATCTATAGCAAGGTTATTTGGTTTTACTAATGTACCTGTTATATCAGCTACAGAACCATTTAGACCTGAAGCATTTCCTAAGATTTCATCAACTGAAGTTGGTTTTCCTATTGAAAAGTTATCTATGGACCCTAAATCTGAACTTTCCATTGATCCACGGATTGTGTGTGGTAATGGTGAAGATGAGATGATGATTAGTCATTTTGCTAAGAGAGAATCATTTTTGACTACTGTCAATTGGATCACCTCTGACGCAGCTGATACATTGTTATTTTATTCCAGAATTAACCCATTGATGTTTGATATTGATGCAGCGGTTAATCCACGTGTGTTTTTGACACCCATGGCTTATGTAGCGCGACCATTTGTAGATTGGCGAGGTTCTATAATCTTCCGATTCCAAATTGTTGCGTCAAAATATCACAAAGGTAAATTAATTATTAGTTTTGATCCATCAGGTTCATCTACTCTAAATATAGGTAACACAACAAATACATCCAATGTAGTGTATACATCTATCGTGGATATTGGCGAGACACATGATGTGGAATTTGAAGTTCCATATCAACAAGCCACTCAATTCTTATCTAATCGAGGTACATACATCGGCAATAAGAATTGGGCAGTGAGAACTGCTTATCCTGGGACTCATATATATGATCCCAATTACGATAATGGGTTACTTACAGTGCGTGTGCTGAATACATTGACGGCACCCGTATTAACAAGTGATATTGATATTCTTGTCTATGTGCGTGCTGGTAATGATATCGAATTTGCACAACCTTCTGATCTGCAGGATTCCACGGGGGTACTTTCATTTTATGCACCCCAATCAGAAGAAGTCTCCGAAGCTAGAACAACTCATGAAGTAGTCATGGCCCCCACAAAGGGCGTCCCAGATGAACAATATTTGGTTCATTATGGAGAGAATGTTAGGAGTATACGAACCTTATTACGTAGATATAATTTATTACAAACCGAAACCCAGGTAACACCAT